ATCTTACCGCAATGGCCACGGAATCCTGCGCCCTTATCATAGGCTGCCATAGGGATGCGCTCGATTTTGACCTGTGCCATCAGACTGTTGTCGTAATACTCACAGTTTGAACAATGTTTGCGCCTTGCGTCCTTCTCATCGCATTGCATGGCCTCAGCCAAAGCAGCGTAAAAGGGTTTGTTTGCGCCAGGCTCATTGGTCGGCATCTCTGGGCCATAATTCCAATCTTGCACCGCAATTGCATAATTCTTCTTATTTTCAGCTGTACTCAGGAACTCTTCTTCCATTGGCAGCCCAGCGAAACCCTTGGGGATAATCATAAAGTTCTTCATAACGTTCCTTTAAGTAATCTCTCGGCCTGATGCCCGAATGGTCAAAGATGTGGCTGCGCTCGCAATAGTGGAGATAAAACCACCCGCCTCTAAAGCCTGACCCACCAGCTCTGGGCAAGTATAAGTCTCGTCTGGCACAATGCTGCGAGCATCAACAATTAGGTTAGATGCGCCCGCAGTTCCTCCAACAGTTACTAGATTGCAGCTAAACGTAATATTGTTTGCGCTGGTGTTGGTGACGGTGAACTTGTCAATAATTGCCCGAACGTTGGTGGCTGTGTACTGTGTGGTTTGGGCGTTCTCAGCCTGCTTTGCTGGAATCAGCACTTTTACGATGACGGTCATTGGACACCTCCGATGTTATTGTTTACAGTAAGAATGATTGACGGGATGCTTGGAACGGGTGCGCCAGCAACAAAAGATTTGAGTTCAACAGACAAATCAGAAACGGAAAACATCAGCTCAATATAATCGTTTGCTTTAAGATTAAAAAAGTAATTAAGCGAGGAGAAAATTTCTGCATTGTTTCCCTGAATACGGATTTGACTTGCGCTGTCTGGCACATCAACACCATTGAGCCTAAACCAAAAGTAAAACTCTGCAATACCACCAGATGTTTTATCTATCTGAAATGATGTGTCAAAATTGTAAATGCCTTCGCTATCAACAACGATTCTGGATGCTGGGCTGCCAATAAAAACACCATTGCTCAGATCGGTAGTATTAAATGTTATTGCTGTGGCTGTATTGATGACTGTCGCAAGTTGTGTGGTGGTGTCATAAAACGAGCCATATCTTGCACGCTTAAACTCCCTAGCTGGTGGAGTCATCTGCAAGCCTTCAATCGCCTTCTTTAAATTATCTATTGATTCAACGGTCGGAGTCATCTGCAAACTCTCAACCGCCTTCGTCAAATTATCTATCAGTTCAAGAGCTTGATTTGCTTTGCTTTCTGCCAGCGCAGCGTTCACAGCGGATTCCTGCGCTTGTGCCGCTATTTGTGCCAAAGCATCATTGGCTGTCGATTGTGCTGATCCAGCCGCAATATTTAAAACAATGATGTCCTCTGGTACTTCAATGACAGTATCAGCCACAGCAAACAGATTCTCAAATTGCTTAATCTGTTCTGCATTACTAAGAAAATCAGCAAGCTGATCTCTTGTGAGTTTGAGAGGCTTGAAGATTTTGGTCATCAGTATGCCAAACCTTCAATCTTGGCTTCCAGACGAGCGAGGGAAATATGCGAGTCGCTGTCACCTCTAAACCTCTGGATTCTAAAGTTCCTCATGTGTCCTTGCTGAAACCAAGACAGACGCTTAGATGTGTTTCCAATCGTGCCAACCTTGATAAATTTCTCTTGGCTGTAGGACAACCCATCTAGCGAGTAACTGGTGCTAATCTGTGGATCAACACCCAATGCCACCCGACCCGTAAGGCTGACCAACTCCATCTGGTGAAACAATGCACCCTTGCCCTCGTTGTATACGATCAGCGTACCAAACTCCCAGCGCACTTGCTCGCCCCAATGTGAGCCAACGGTATCCACCAGATAGCCAATGTTGCTAGATTGCGGATCGCCCACAAGCCATTTGTCATAGGCATAAACCATATTTCTAGCACGATATTGAGCAAAGCCTACAACTGTGGATGTCAGGTTAAACCACACCAAATCTTGCAAAGCCTGAGATGCAGCCGCATCAAATACCAGCGTTCTGTTTGGCAGATGAACATAAAGATGCTCATGCGCTCGATCATTGCGTGCCTCAAGTTTTACCGTTGCGAGCTGCTCTTCCGTATATTGCAGGAGAATCTCATCAATTTCTTGAGTGCTGATCTTCTTGGCCGTTGCGTTCGCACCAATGAAGATGCCTGGTGCTTCGTTGCGACCACTTCCCAAGAATGCAATCGCTTCTTGATATACACAGCAAGCAAACGTTCCAACCACGCCTTTTTGAATCTGTGCGCCATCGATGCGAGTAAAGGGAAACAATGCGCCGCCCACGTTGTCAAACACCTCGATGGTGTTTCTATTCAGCGCATAGACTTCGTTTCTCAGCTTGAGCAATGCCACCACAGGGTCAGGATCGACCTCAGAGCTGCCGTATTTCAATGGATTGACCTGAGTCGGGTCTGATAGCTCCGTGACCACCAAGAACTCGCCATCTGTGGTCATAAAGTAACCATCAACCCAAACGACATCCAGCACCAAGCCCAAGTCTGGATCGGTCACTTCGACGAGAGTAGTCTCATTCCAATAATACAGCCGCCCGCCTGATGCGATAGCCAATAGATCAAAACTGTAGTCAAAAGTCACCAACTCATTAATTGGTCCACCGACATCACCAAGCACCAAAACAGTCCCGTTGCTTGCAATCTCAACGAGCTTCGTACCCATCACCCGATAAAGTTTGCCTTGCCAATTGATGCCGCCTCGGTCTGTGCCTGGTCCTGTCCCGTTGGCCACGATCCCATCGCCTGGGCGCAAATACCCAGAGCTGATCCCGCTTGCCTTTGGAGTTGGCACAAGGTTGACAGGATAAGACGTTCTAAAGTCTGGTCCGTTGTCGGTAAATATGCCGGACAAAATAGGGATTTGCATTTACTTTTTCGCCTTATTTCTGGCAGAGATTTTCTTGGCTTTTGCTTGTGCATCAGCCTTAGACGATGCGCCCCAAGCGTTAAGACTTAGCAGCAATCTGGTAGGCTTTCCATCTTTGTACTCTGGCCCTTCGTTGCCACCCATGCGAGCCAAGAATGAGGCTCGGCGAGGATTGTCCCCAGACTTGACAGGTGGCTTTAGATTCATGCCCTCGGCCTTCGCACTCGCACGACCCTTGGCATTCAAGCCACCCTTGGCGTTCTGTCCTTCCTTGCGAGTGTAGGCTGGGCTTTTCATCTGAATGCCTTTGTCTTTGCAGCAACCTTCTTTGGCTGTTTGGCAAACTGCTTGCCCTTTGCTGTGGCTTCTCGCTTGGCCTTGGTGGTAGCTGCATACTCGGCTGGTGTCAATGACTTGATCGCCTTAGCTGGCAGATAACGCTCACCCGTCTCGGATGACTTCTTGCCAGATTTTGTGCGCCAATCCTGACTGCCCCAATCCTTCAGACTTTTCTGAGGAGCTTTCATTTATATCCGCCCCCCTTCTCTTTATACTTCTTGGCCAAGAGTTGCGCCTTTCTAGCCGACCATTCACCAGCTGCCGTACCCTGCACAGCCGAACCCTTAATCTCCGCAAACAGACGCTTTCGCATCGTTGGCTTCGTATAGTTGCCAGCTGCGTTGACCGAGGATTTGGGCTTGGTGGCCATTAAGCAACTACCGCACCACGGAATCCAACAACCCACCAATCAGTACCAGCAAACTGGAGAGTCACCGAATCACCAATTGCATTAAATGTGATTGTGGTTGCACTTCCGAGGTTGGTTGGTGTCAAAACACCCGTATCACCACCAGCGGCCTCTGCAACATAAATAATGGTCTTGAGTTGGCCTTGTGCGCCATCTGCAAGCGTCAACGCATTACCAGCAGCAGTTGATGTGAATGCTGTGGCAAGACTTGTAATATCTACCGCACCAGCACCACTTAATGCCTGAACTGCTCCTGATGCACCTGTGCCGCCATTTGCAACTGGTAGAGCACCCGTCACGCCCGTGGTAAGTGGCAACCCAGTACAAGAGGTAAGCACCCCAGAGGTCGGCGTGCCAAGAAGTGGAGTTACCAAAGTCGGGCTAGTTGCAAAAACTAATGCACCTGAGCCTGTTTCGTCTGTTACGGCAGAACGTAAATTAGCTGATGACGGTGTAGCTAAAAAGGTTGCCACATTCGCAGCCAAACCAGACACGCCAGTTGCAATTGGTAAACCTGTGCAATTGGTCAATGTTCCAGAGGTTGGCGTGCCTAAAATTGGCGTGACAAGCGTTGGGCTTGTGTTAAACACCAACAAGCCTGAGCCTGTCTCATCTGTCATCGCTGTGCGTAAATTAGCACTCGTTGGGTTAGCCAAGAATGCCTGAACCCCAGCCGCATAGACTGTATTGGCGATAATCTGATACCAAGAATTTGTTGGCTGATAGAACCTAATCGCTGTAGCTGTTCCTGCGGCCAACGATGTAACAGCACCATAAATGGCAGATGCACCATTTAGAGCAAGTGTCAAAGACGTAATCTCTTGGGTAGTCGTAATCAATACAGTCGTACCGTCAGGCACACCAGTATTCAATGGCAGCGTAATCGTGCCAGTTGCGAGCGTTCCAGCAGGCTGCAAAAGCATCCATTGGTCGTTGCTGACAGGCGTTGGGACTGTGATATTGAACCCAGAGCCTGGCACATAAAGATTGACCGATAGTGTCGGCGAGGCAAAACTCTGTTGAAAGAAAGTCAGCAAATTGCCGATTGACGTTCTGCGAGCATCACCATTGTTTGGCGAGTAAACGGGCAGCTGATCTCCGCTAGAAATCTGGCTGAGTACGGGCAATTGATTGATGGTTGGCATGACTGTTCCTTAGTTGTATTCGATTGGACCATCTGGACCAGCGTCCACAGGAAAATAGGGTGGTCGGACAAACGGGTTGTCGTAGACACGCCAGGGCTTGTTGCCTGCGCCAGATGGCATCGTGTTTGGGAGTTGCTGCTCCAGAGGATAGGTCGCACGCTGAAGCAAAATGTCATAGCCTTGCTTGGCCACAACCTTAGTCTCTGCCATCACCGTCTTACCATAACTTGGCGCAAGTCTGATGCCCAAAGAGCAGATAATCGCCTCGTATGCTGAATCCGGCACGTTGGTCTCTTCGTCCAGATCACCATCTTGAGGACTTGATGGGATGGGATAACCCAAGCGAATGCCCTTAGCGTTCCAGTCAGCCATCATCGCATCAAGTCTGCGTCTGGCCGTGTCAATTTGCTCAGGCTGCAAGTCAAAGACATAGGATGCAAGACCGATTTCTTCCAGCGCAGCTGTGATGAATTGCCGCTTGCTATACCCCATGTCAGCCTCCTAGTGCTGTTGCAATGAGTAAACTCAATTTCTTGTCTGACGTTCTACCATCGAATTTTATGCCAAGCTCACGGGCTTTGATAGTCATCTCTTCACGGGTCGGGGCAGACTCAATAATTGATTCGACAACCTCTGTCACCTCAACAACCTCAAACACCTCAACAACCTCAATCGCCTCAACTGGCTCTCTGACTCGCACGTTCATTGGCGATGGAAAGTAAACCTTGATGGCTTTGCGCTCAATCTGAGCCTGCTTCTTGGCTTTCTTCTTAGCCAGACGCACCTCACGCCACTCGGCACGAGGCGCATTCTTAATAATTGCTGCGGACTTAATCATTTCTTCTTTGCGGCTTTCTTGGCAGGCTTGTTCATGCTGTAAGCCATAGCCACGGCTTGCTTTTGGGGCTTGCCAGCTTTCATTTCTTTCTTGATCGTCCTGGACATCATATCGCCCATTTTCTTACCCATCATAGCGTTCTCCTAAAAGTTAAACAGGCCAACATCTCTGCTGGCCTGTCAGGTTTATCAACTAATACGATAGACCACAAAGGTATCAGCCGCAGTCTTACGGCAACGGAATCGTGCAGATGCACCAGCCGTTCCCGCAGTTGCAGCAGCACCCACGATGGTCACGCCTGTATTGACCGTAAGGGTCAAAGCAAACGCAGCCAAAGTAATCACGCTAAAGTCAAACGAATCACCAATAGCCCACTCAGTTGCCAGATCAAGGTTTGCACCTGTTGGCAATTGAACATCACGGCCAGCGGTTGGTGTTGCAGTAATGATGCCAGTCAGCACGTTTGCTGCTGTGGCAATCATCGATGCGCCATCAGCAATGTTGGCTGGCGCACCCTGAGGCTGCCAGTTGCCATTGTTGTTGATGTCAGGTGCAACGCCTACAGAGTAGTACGCACCTGATGCACCAGCTTGAATGATAACGTCAGTAGCATTGGTGAATGCGGCCGACACATAGGTGGTGTTCTCGACTACGGTCAACAAGTCATTTGCTTCAGGGAAGTTGGGGAAACCAACCTCTTGAAACACACTTGCTGGTGAGTATGCTTGAACTGCGATTTTCTCGCCTGCTGGCACGGAGACAGTTGCTGTGCCTTGTGCAAAAATGATGTTATAGGACATGATTGTTTCCTTTAAGGAGTCTGGTTAAACAACAAGATACCAGACATTTCTGGCTGCTTATTGACCACGCCAAAGAGTGTATCAAGACGATACTTGGTCTTCATTGTGTTCACATCGTATTGCTTCTGCATCACCAGCTCGATGCCCTGATCTGTCGAGGCACGCATAACTGCGACACCAGCATCAGAAGGAACAGCGTAACGACCAGGCAGAATCTCAAGAGCATCTTTCTGCCAGAAGCAGTTGATAGGTGCTGTGTCGAGGTTCAGACGGGTAATTCCAGCTGCTCCGTTAGCAGTAACGATACAGTTCTGGTATTGCAGTTCTGCGTCCGTTCCACCTTGAGCCGAGATGATCGGTGGTGTGATAACGACTGAAGTTGCATTGACCACTTGCACGACACGGAAAGTCTTGGCAAAGCCAGTACCTTGTTTCGTGATGTGATGGACAGCCTCAACGCCAGCAATTTCAAACGGTGTACCGACCAACAAGCCTGCGCTCGCTGTGACAGTAATCGTCTGGAAACGGTTGTCAACGTTCTGGGTCTCACCAGTTACTGCTGTCTGGGTTGCAGATGGAACGTAGAAGTTGTTTGCTGCGGCCAATGTTGACATCGTGGTGTTTGCACCAGCAGCACCAGTCAAGCGATTTGCATAGTCTAGTTTGTAGGTCTCGAAGCCTGCGACCATACCAACGAAACTGCGCTCAAACGCATTGTTTGACTTGTTACCAGAGAAACTGCGGGACACAGATGCGCCACCAGCACCGCCAGCGATGTTGCCAGCCAGACCGTTATAGTCACGGCTTGACAATGCCAAGTAGCGATCAAATGCCTGAACACCCTGCTCGTTCATAATGCTGTCGCAAAGTGCGATGTCATCATAATCGCCTGCGGCCGTGTTGGTTGTAACAACCAGCGAGCCTTGGGCAGCAGCCACGTTCATAATGGCGATGTTGATGTCAGATGCGAGCTTCTGCTTTGCAGCTTCGCCCAAACGGTTTTCTTGCAACGCATCACGCAACTCAAGAGCATCCAGAATGAACGGCACAGACTTTTGAAAGCCAAGTGTCGCTGGAACTGAGAGCTGTGTGTAAGCTGTGAAGTTACCTGTCTGATCCATACCATCATACGACTGAGCGATGTAAGGCTGGGGGCGATAGATAACGTTGTTGGTGCGTTCCATCATCGAGCTATCTGTGTTGTAGATAGACACGTTGCGGGACAATACTAGAGCATCGTTGAAGCCTTCGAGGATGTCCTCGAATGCGACACGCTCTTCTTTCGAGAATGAGTTTGACATTTTAAAATCCTAATAAAAATTATTTGGAGGCTGTTCGTTTCTGCGCTCGGTAAGCAATGACTTTCGTCATGTTGCCAGTTCGAGCCGCTTCTTCTCGCAGCCGTTCTAAGGTTGAGTCTACAGCACCCGATGAGCGTCCAGTTCCTGACACGACTCGCTCTGGTGCTGGTGCTGCCCTCCGATTGGTCACTTTCAATTCCTTCTCCAGTTTCGCAACCGCAAAGGCAAACTTTACGGGATCAGTTAGTTTTGCAAGTTCCGCAGTTTTCTTTGGATTCTTGCCGAGTGCGTAAACAACAAGTGCGGGATTATCACAACCATTCAATAAGACACCTTGCTGTGTGACATTTAGCAGCTGCTGGACTGTTTCCTCAGCATCTTCGTAGTCACGGACTTTGAGTTCAGCTTTCGCCTTTCCATAGTCGTTTAGCTTGGCTTGCCAGGCTTGTTGCTGTTGCTGCTCTGACTGTAAGACTAAATCTGCCTCACGATCATGCACACGCTTGCGATCATGCCATTGGTCAATTGCTTGCTCGTAACGATCAGCGTCGTAGTCGTATTCCTCCAGCTTGGGCTTTGGTCCTAACGTCACAACTGGCTTGATCTCAGTTGTGGTGGCCGACAGCTTCGCCTCTAGTTCACGAATTCGACGCTCTTTTTCCCTATTCGTCTTACGCAGCTCACGCACCCATTCAGGCGCACGAACTTCCTCTTCGGGAGGGGGCGCATCCTCACCAATTGAGACAACAACCTCTTCCGACTCCGCCTCTTCAGATTCCAGATCAACTTCCTCTGTGACCTCAAGCTCTTCCACGAAATCTTCTTGATTCTCGTCTACTTCTGCCCTGTCATTCATAAACTGACCCCATTAAACTCACCCATTAAGGTTGGATGGATACCATTTCCTGCATTTTAATCATTTATTGCTATCTGACAACAGGTTGAATCTCCTGCCCTTGTACTGCTTGCTGGGCAGCCTCAATCTCTGTCATCACCATATTCTGTTGCTCGACTCCGGTCTTTGCAAGTGTTTCGGCTGTTTTAGCCTTGGACAACCCTGCGTCTGCCACGGTCTTAATCACGCTTGCTCTTGCCTGTGCTGCCTTGGCTGTGGCCTCTTCGGCTGCGGCCTGCAAGAATATAGCCTGCGGGTCTTGCTGCTGACCCTGCATCTGTTGCTCTTCCATGAGCATTTGAGCCTCTTGC